GATGCGCGTAACCCGAGTATCTCAAGACTTGACACTCCAACTAACTTTGACTGGGCCACTGTAGAGATAGCCCAGCTCCAAGCAACTATCAACGACGTGCTACTATCGAACCCATACGGGTCCATAGAGCAAGCGCCTGTACGTTCGGCTACTGAGATAGCATCTCGTAACCGTGAACTGTTTGACTCAGTGTCAAGCTCGTTCGGACGTATGCAAGTAGAGTTCGTTGCTCCAATGATTAAGCGTGTGTTAGCAGTCTTACAGAAGGCTGGACGTATTCGTGAAGACCTGGTACTGGATGGACGAGATGCCTCGTTCAACTTCGTATCACCGTTAACACGTCTACAACAATCAGCGGACATCGAGAACGTACTTGAGTGGTTATCAATAGTTGGTACTATGGGTGAGGAAGTAACTAACCTCACGGTTAAGATTGAAGATGTGCCACGTTGGCTAGCTGAGCAGTACAGCGTGCCTCTGGAGCTAGTGAGAACTGGTGAAGAGACTAAGCAAGCTGGTGTTGCTACTCAGAATGAGGCTCAAGGCCTAGACCCAGCTACAGGCGAACCACTTGCGGGCGGTATGCTCCCAGGTGGTGCACCAGGTGGTGTGGCATCTCCAGGCGGGCTTGACCCGATGTACGCATAATGCCAGGAGCTACAAGCTTTGCAGACTTAGCGAATAACGCTGAGGATGAGCAACAACCCGATGTGGAGACACAACTGGATAAGGACATGGCTGGAAAGCTCAGTATAGATAAGATTTTCCTAGACGTACAACGTACGACTGCGGGAAAGATAATGTTTGACTATCTGCGCGAGAGATTCGTGGAGACAGAGATAATCAAACCAGGGGACACTGCATCTGAGGCGTGGGAGCGCCAAGGTAAAGCTAACCTGGTACGTATGATGGAACGAGCGGTTGAAGACGCTATCCATTCGTCCAAGTGACGTTAAGCAACCCATAACCCGAAAGGATAATTATGTTTAAGTTTATTATGATGATGCTAACAGTATCAATGATGTTTGTAGATGGTGGAGAGGCTGGCGGTGCTGGTGGCTCAGAAGGTGGTGAAGGTGGACAACCTCCCGCTGGTGGTGCTGGTGACCCAGGTGCTGGTGACCCAGGTGCTGGTGACCCAGGTGCTGAGATGATACTAGGTAAGTTCAAAGACCAAGGTGCTCTTGAAGAAGGGTACAGTGCGTTAGAGAAGAGATTGGGTAGTTTTCAAGGTACACCTAAAGATGGGTACGCTCCTATCGAAGGTATCGGTGAAACAAGCGCGGACCAGAACCGTCTTATGGCGGTCATTCAAGAGGTTGGAAAAGATGCTCAGATGGACCAAGGAACTTACGAGTCACTATACACTAAGATTGCCGAGATGCAAGCCAGGGTAGCAGAGGACGGTCTGAAAGAGACTATCAAGTCTATACCTAACTACGACACACGTGCAAAGGCGATGCAAGATACTGTACTGAGATTCCTCAGACCAGACCAGGCAGAGTCAGTGGACGCACTAATGCAGTCTAAAGAAAGCTTTGAAGCTATTGAGATTATCATGGGACAACTACGCGGTGGTTCTTTACCTCAAGCTCCAGGCCAAGCTGATGGCATTAGTGACCATGATTTACGTACACAGATTAATGCTCTTAAACCATCCGATACAAATGAGCGCACACGTCTATTAAAGATATTAAATGAGCGCTCTGGTGGCGAAGGGTCATTGGTTTAGGGAGATTATGGTATAATACCCTATCGCATTGAAGATAACTCGTTGAGCCTTCGTAACGTGCATAGGGTGACCGAAAGGATAATCGTCCGAAAATCAAGACAAAAATTTTAACATAAGGATTGACAAATGTCAGTTTATTTAAACACAGTAGCCGTTACAGAGTTTGACGAGCAAGTAAAAGAAAGTTTCCAAGGTGTAGGTCAACTGCGCGCATTAGTTACAGTACGTAACAACGTGACAGGTGCAGACTACAGATTCCAACAAATCGGTAAGGGTATGGCGCATAAGCGTACAGCTCCTTCATCTGATTCAATTCCAATGAACATTGACTACAGTAAGGTACTTTGTCTATTAGAAGACTGGGATGCTGATGAGTATACAGATATGTTCAAACAGAAAGAAGTTAACTTTGATGAAGTTCGTGAGCTTGCTCAAGTTATCATTAAAGCACTGGGTCGTAGAATGGACCAAACAGTTATTGACGCGGTTAATGATGCTCGTGCTTCATTAGTAGCAATCGGTAACATCGTATTAGCTGGTGGTACATCGTTAGATATTCCTAAGCTTACAGCACTTATCCAGTTAATGGATGATTTAGAGATTGACGAAGACGGTAGATGTTTCGTTGGTTCAACTATGGCTAAGCGTCAACTGCTTAACACGACTCAAGTTACAAACGCTGATTACAATACAGTACGTACACTTGTTAACGGTCAAGTAGAAGGCGGTCTGTACAAGACTGGTGCCATTCGTGATTGTTTCGCTTTCCATAACAGTTCAATCGGTATGGCTATCGGTATCGACCCTAACACAAATGTTGACTGGGTTCCTCAGAAGAAATCACACTTATCTGCTGGTCAGATGAAAATTGGTTCTATCGTTCGTGACCTTGAAGGTGTATTCATCGTAGAGGTAGACGAGTCAGTAGTTATCCCAGCGCCTGTACCATAAGGAGTTCAAGATGGCTTTTGTTAGAACTAAATTAGGAGGCAACATTGTTGCTTCCAGTAAACAAAGTTCTTTATTCATCTATAAGTCTGCTGATGATGCGCTTGCGGTTATCGGAGCTGTAGATTACTTTAAAGAAGCAAACGGTTCCGCGCCTACTCCACAACCTCCAGGGTTCCAGGGTAACGCGGATAACATTTTATATGCAAACGATATTATTTTAATCGAGGGCTCTGATGGGTTTGGCGTAGGCCAAGTTCTTGCAGATGGCGCTTCGGTTAATTTAGTGTTGAGCGAGGTGTAGCATGGGATACAATAATGTAGCTCTTAAACCAATGAGTGCTGGTTCTGGTAGAGCGCCAGGTATATTCACATACCACACTCCCGATACGATTGCGAACATAACGACTGAGGGTTATTTCCCTCATGGTTTATTTGAGCCTAATGACATCATATACGCAACTCCTCTTGAGACTGGGTTCTCTAAGGTTATTTGTGTTGAAGCTGGCGTTGATGTAGATGGAAATTCAGTAGTTGACTTTTCAACAATCGCATCTTTCGCTGGTGATGTTCGTGAAACAGATGAGGCTGGTTATCAGTCTGAAAACTTTGGTGTTGGTAATGGTTCTGCGCAAGGTGTATTTATGCACTACACGTACAGAAACAACACTGACACTAAAGCATTAATCTTGGGTGCTGACTACTTCTTAGAAGCTGGTCTGTTCTTAGAGATTGGTGACATCATAGAGTGTGTATCGAATGACGGTGCCTTCATGGCTCGTGTTCTCACAACTGGTACTGCTGGTGTTACAATAGAAGAGATTGTATTCGCATAACCTCTTTTTAGAGTGACCGCTCGGCGGTCATTCTGTTAAGGAGATTACTATGAGCACATCAAAACAAGTCAGTATCGCCAATTCAGCCCTTCTCAAAGTCGGTGCATCACGCATCAATTCATTCGACGACAACAAGGTCGAAGCAGTTATCATCAAAGAGTTTTACGAGCGGTCTTATAGAGCACTCCTATCAATGTATCCATGGTCTTTTGCTATGAAGTCTGTAGCGCTTGCACAGTTGCCAGATAAACCAGCTAATGAATATGAGTACGCATACGCGTTACCTAATGATATGGTGTGGGTTCAACGTACCTTTCCAAACTCTAATTATAAGATAGTGGGTCGTGAGTTACATACTAACGAACGTACTATATCTCTCAAGTATACGTGCAGAGCTCAAGAGGAACACATGAGCATCCAGTTTGAGCAAGCCTTCATGTATTACCTGGCTTCACAGATATGTATCAGCATCACAGAGAACGTCAAGAAGGACGAATTACTGTACATCCAATACCAAGACCACCTTAAGCGTGCTAAATCGCTTACAGCGCAACAACAACCTCAAGACGGGTTCGACGACTTCCCAGTAGACAACTCAAGATACGGAGGTTAATCATGTCACGTAGCAGACAAACACACACCAACTTTTCAGCGGGTGTTATTTCACCAGAGGCCGAGGCTAGAATAGACTCACCTGTATATACTGCTGGTCTAAGTGAGGGTAGGAACGTAATTATCAAGACTACTGGTGGATTAGCTCGTAGACCTGGGTCACTCTTCATGCGTGACTATGGTACAACTGAGCACATGCGCATCTTCCCTTTCATATTCAACAATGACCAGAAGTACGTGATAGTTATTTACCTGGATGAGCCAGACCCAGTTGGTGCTCCAGGAGTTTATGATGGACTCATTGATGTATATCGCGATAACGTGCTGGTCCTTCCTGGGCTAGTTACTCCATATAACACAGAGCGCAAGATACGCGAGATAGATACTGCGCAGTCTGCTGATACAATGGTGTTTGTTCAAGGGGACCATGAGCCACAATTATTACGACGCCTAGGTGCAGACAATAACTGGGAGTTCGTAGATGCTCCAATCATCAACCCACCTTGTGAGAGTATGATGTGTGAGGATGACGGTGCTCCTGGAACTTTTGTTGACCCAACCTGTACAGATGGGTCAACTCCATATTGTGGGTCTGGAGAGTGTGCCGATGGTACGCCTCCAACTTGTGCTGTAGATTTCACGCTGGTGACTCTTTTACAGTGGACTGATACAAATGGGTGGCCTAGACACGTTACGTTCCACCAGGGGCGTCTATGGTTCGCTGGTAGCACTACATATCCACAGTCTGTATGGGCTTCTAAAGCACAGGACTTTTACAACTTCGATGTTGGTGTTGGTGACCCCGCTGATTCAGTACAGGAGACACTTGATACCGATTTCATTAATCCTATCCAGAGTATCTTTTCTGCTGGTCGCTTGATGGTGTTCACATCTGGTGCTGAGTTTTTTAATAAGAGCGCTGTTATAACACCTACGACCTCAGCATGGCTTCGCCAAACTACTTACGGGTCATCTACTACAGTTAGACCTGTTTCAGTTGATGGTTCTGTGCTGTTCCTGGATAATACAGAGCGTATATTCAGACAGTTCACATATAACGATACTATTGACGGGTATGACTCTCCAAGTATTTCATCTGAGTCAGAGCACTTAATAAAAGCTCCAGTTGCTATGGGTGAGATGCGCGGTGGTGTATCTGAGCCTTCCAACTTTGTGTATGTTGTTAACGGTGATGGTTCAATGGCTGTGTTAAACGTAGCGAAAGCATATCAAGTTAACGCATGGGTAGCCTGGGAGACTCAAGGGTTCTACCAGGATGTTATGGACCTGGACCGTGAGCTATATGTACTTGTGAAGAGATACGTATACAATGAGCTTGCTGAATTAGAGCTACATTGGATGCTGGAGCTGGTTACTAAAAAGGCGTTGACTGACTCAGCTTCAATAAACGAGAGTTTGACTGAGACAACTATCACAGGGTTAGGTAAAAGCGATACTAATTTCTTCGGTGTCTATTATGCACCGAATAGTAACGATGGAAAAGTGGTTATTGTGATGGATGGTGTTGAGGTTTATCGTGCTGATTTCCTAAAGAACAACCCGTTAGAGGAGGTTCGTAATGTTGAGGATATTGCATATAGCTCTGGAAACGTGTTTAACGTGGACGAGAAGGTCCGAGAGCTCTATTTCGACGTAGAGGTAGGGTATCGCTGGTATATGCACACAGTGAGCTCCTTACAGCTTGTTAACCACTCACATAACTACATTGATGGGCTCACACATCTTATAGGTCAAGAAGTCGTTGCTGTTTTAGACGGTAACGCGTACATGGATGAGATAGTCGTCCCAGGTGATACACAGGATACGGTTGAGAACAGCTACCCAGATGGTGTTGAATGGGAATACGACGAGACTGCGGGTGCTGAGACTTATATATTACGTCACACGTCTGACAATACAACTATCGCAGTGGAGGCTTTTTATAATGGCGTTCACTATGGTAATCTTCAAAAGAGTCAACACGGTTATTTGATATCTGGTGTTGATGGCCAAGCTGGTGCTGAGTATTTACAAGAAGGTGTTAACGAGTCAACTAACCCCCTTGAAAGTGAGTTTACATTCTCAGACAGTGGTTCATTCAATGTGCTTGAAGCTATGACAACTATAAACTACGAGGTTATCGGCGCTGGTGGTGCTGGTGGCGGTGGCGAAGGTGGTACAGGTAGCTTAGAAGGCCAAAGTGGAGATGGCTCTGGAGGCGGTGGCGCTGGAGTATACATGAGTGGTGTGTTAAACGTAGTAGGTGGTGAGGTTATAAACTTTACAATCGGAAAGACTGGGTCCGTTGGTGCTGGTGGTGCTGGTGCAGATTCATGTTCTGGGTCACCTGGTCAAGGTACTGCTGGAAAGCCTGGTGTGGAAACTGTAATGACACATAACGCAACGACTGTTACTAGTGGTGGTGGTTATGGTGGTATCCTTCATGCTGGTCTAGGTAGTAATGGTGCTCCTGGTGAAAGTTCGACACTAGGTGGCGGTGGTGCACAGGGAGCTGGTAGCGGTGGAATTGGTGGCACTGCTACAGGATATGGTGCTGGTGGTGGCGGTGGTGCTGGTGGTAATCATCACAGTTGTGACGATGGTGACAATGGTGGTGCTGGTGGCCCTGGGTCAACTGGTGTTGTCAAGCTTGTAGCTCCTCAATCCCTGGTAGACTTCAAACATCGTACACGTAAAATGGTGTTGGTGGGTGTCGAGGTTACAGATGGTATCGTGATATTCCCAGAAGACCCTTATATATTAGGTGAGGCGGGATTGTTCTTTGATGTGAAGGCTGTGACCCTTCCAATTAACGTAAGCGCTGGTGGTGGTTCACTTATAAATGAGCCTAAGCGCGTAGTGGCTGTGACAGCTAAGTTCCTGGAAACACAGGGTCTTGAGATAAACGGTATATCAATACCAGAGCGTCAATTCGGTGAGGAAGTGTTCGATAGAGAGGTTCCGAAGCTGAGTGGAATAGATAAAATAAGGTTATTAGGGTATAATCGAGATACTAGAATATATATATCACAAGACACACCGATGCCAATGACTCTCTTGAGTCTCGACATTGAAGTAAATTATTAAGGAGTAGATAATGAGTATATCAGCAGTATTGGCGGGGGCGTCCTTCGTAGGTGGGATGCTCGGAAACAAGAAAGCTAATGAGGCCGACCGAGAGGCCGACATGTTGGCTAAGTACCAGGGTGAGATTAATGCTCAACAGGCACTATCGGATGCCTCAGTTAACGCATACAACATGACACGTGACTTCGGTATGGAGTCTAGCGGTAACCAGGCCCTAGCGAGTGCTATGGGTAAGAGTGCCACAGGTGGGTCAGCGCAAGCCATAAAAACTGAGGGTCAGAAAACTCTTAACCGTGACGTAGAGCGTGGCTTTGAAGATGCTGAGATGATAGCTCGTGGTGAGCGTTTAGGTGTGACCGCTCGTCGGTCAGCTACTGACTCAAGAGGTAATGCTCGTAACTCAGCAACATTTTCTAAGGGGTTATTAATGGCCTCTAAGTTTTTTGCATAGGAGGCGGTTATGGAAATTAAGAAAAGACAAGATACAAAACAACGCAGACGGGTAGGTCCAGACCTCAGTGAGTCTATACGCTCACAAAAAGAGATTTCTAGTCACTATGACCAGATGTCAAATGACATGCTTACGATAGCAGACGGCATGACTACTAAGTTCGTTAACGGTATGGTGCTGGATGCTAAGGTTGAAGGTGAGATTGCTGGTAAAGAGGGTGCTGAGTATGATGTGGATGCACAAGGTAACGCCACCGCTCCAAAAGGTTACGACCGCCAGAACGAAATTTTCGCATGGAACCGCTCTTTTAACAACGCCTCTCAAGTTACTTTCCAACAACAAACTAATTCCCAGGTAAGTGGTTTCCACAAAAAAAAAGAAAAAAAAGCTGATGGTGACCAGGGTATTTATAAATCTGTAGTACAAAAGATGAAGACTCAAGCCATGGGTGAAGTGGATGACGAACGTCAGAAGCAACATATAAGTAATGCTTATGACGCTGGTTATGCGCAGAACTTACACACAGTTACTA